GCACCACTAACTGCCAAACTACTGTTAGCTGTCAATGAGAAAAAGTCTAATTTAGGACCTTGGAAGTTAACTGGACCACCTGCAGCCAAGTTAGCTGTTTGTGCAACTGGACCGTTACGAACGTCGGTTGCAAATACTGGTTGGGCTCCGCCCGAAACTACTGTAATATACGCCATTTTTAAATCTCCTTAATATGTGGACTCAGAGGTCCTGCTAATATTTAGCATCGGAGACAAAAAAGTGAAGATTGGATTCTATTCTTTAGGATTTACAGCGCGATTTGCCCGGGTAAAACCAAATCGATTAACAAACTTGACCATGCCGCCGGGCACTGTAACTACCCAGCCCTCTTGGCCTGGAACCTGGCGATCTAACTGTTGTAGGATATCCATTTTTATATCGTGCAACAAGATAAAGGCCGCAAAAGCAGCAGTTAATCCTGACATATTACTACGTGGACTTTGTGTATACTCTACAATGTTGTTGTATTTTTTTGGAGTTACTGTAACTTTTAACCAATTAAAGAAATCAGTTACAATATTAGCCGCATCAAAGTTACCCACTTGCCTGTTGTCATTTCCAGTATTATGAATTAGGTAGTTGATAAAGTCAACTGCCAATTTAGGTAAGTCTGTGATCTGCTGAGCACGAAGCTCAGCAGGATTAAACAAGCCATCAATGGCCGCTCCATTTTTAGATATCAAGCTACGTAATTGTCGAACCAATTTGCTATCTTCGGGCTGGACATTTTCAGCGGGTGCAATCGGTTCCATCAATAATAATCCATCAACTGGATTTAAGCTAGGACGGCCTAATGCTTGTTTAGCACCCCCGGGTTCTTTAATCCGTGTGTGGATAGCAATACCTACATCACTATCAGCAATTTCTTCGCCGAGTTTACTAGCAACAGGGATATTATACTGAATAGTATTAGGTTTGAATATTAAATTACCAGCTTCTTCAGGCGGAGTTGTTGTATAAAGCAAATCACCTTGTATGAAACCTTTAAAATTTTCTGGGACGGCGGCTTGTAACATAGGAAATAGTTTCTGATATATTGGCCCTAACGTTTCAACACGAGTAGCTGGCTTGCCTTGTTCGGCAGCGTCGGCATCTCTTTGTACTAGTAACTTAATAGCCTGTTGTGGACTACGGAATAATCCGTCGTATCCTTTGGCGGTAAATCCTGCTACGTCAGTTAATACAAATCCACCATCGGGCATACGACCAAATACTAATGCTGGCTTGCCATCCCACTTAACAGTAGTGGACTTTTTAGTATTATCTTTTAACTGATCAATAACTGCCAGGGCTTCTTGTACACCGCGACTGCCTTTGCGGAATACCAAATCTTCAATATGCTCAATGCCCTTGGCACGACCGCCGACATTCTGATCGGCTTCTACCAGTGGTACCATGCCTTGATTTACAATTCGATCTCGTAAACGTGCCAGGAAGTTTACATCAGTGACTTCTTTATAAGGATTAACATCTGTGCTTTCCATAAAAGGTAAGCCTTCACGTTCCATGTGTGCCTTAAAGTCTGCAAGTTTGGCCTCGCGCTGTGGATCTCGAGCCAATGCGGCTAAAATACTTTCAACGCTGGCTAAATCGTCTTTGGTAGCCGACTTATTTAATAACATTTTAGCTACCTGATCTGGATCATCGGAAATAATTTCGTTAGTATTACGATCAGCAATACCAGCAATTTGATTTAACTTATAACCCATTGCCTTGGCAACTGAATTCATTAGAACGTTACGTTCACGACCTTTGTATTTGCTGTCTGCTGGCATTGCACCCAACACAAATTTGCTCCAAGGAATATTCTTTAGAAACATAAAGTCAGTCTGAACGTAGCCATTAGCAGGATTACCTACGATAGGAGTTTTAAAATGTACGCCAGCACCAGTTTGTTGTACATAGTCTTCGGGTTTGAATCCGTGACTGGTTGCCCATTGTTGTAATCTCGTGGTCAGCTGTAACTTACTCAACTGACTTGAGTCTACAGCAATGTCTATGTCGCCTGAAGTATCTTTAATACCGGTTGATCCTAGTGTGTTTCCTTGTAAATCTAATCCAGGAAGCATTTCTTCTAACCAGGCCAATGTAGGTTTTACATCAGTTTGATTTATACGCTGTGTTAGACCACGACCACTGCTATCTTTGAATACGTTTCCGCCTTCTTTAAGTTGCATCATCGAGGGCCCATTGCTTTAAGAATTGCTGGCGGAATTGGTTTACCTGTTTTACTATCCGTATATCCTTTTCCTTTGTTAACATACACTGTAGCTTTAGGACCTGCGCCAATTGTAATCGGCGGATATGATTGAGCAGGAGTAGGTGTTGCTTGTGCGGGAGCGGTAGAGGCTGGCTGTTGTAACGGTTCACCTGGAATTGCGGCTTTGTTTGGCTCTTGTGCTAATTGTCTCTGAGCTATTGAATTAGGTTCAGCAGCAATTTGTAATTCAGACCTATTATCACCAACTGCTAATCGAGCAGGGGATCCGGCTGCTTGTGCTTTTTGTAATTCTGATCCACCTTGTATTGGTGCTGTTTGTATTGGCTTTGCTACTGCTTGTGTTGCAACAGGTTGGGCTGATTTTGCCGCAGATTGTGCTGGGGTAGCTCTTTGTTGTTGTGGTATTTGTGTGCCAGCTTTTTGTGACGGCAATCCACGTGGGCCAATTTTATTGGCAATATAGTTTCCCAATGCTTGTGTCATAGGACCTGCTCCAGGAATAGAGGCTGCTCTTGCACGACGACTTTGCATTTCCGCAGCATCAGCCTGCGCCATTTGTTGCGCGGTTGTTAATTGTGGCTGTTGTTGTGGCTGTTGTTGTGGCTGTTGTTGTGGTTTCGGCTGTGTTGTTTGAGCAGGAGTATTTCGTGCCATTGATCGTTGAGCTAGACCGGTTTTAACAGGAACTCTTGGTGCCGCTTCTTTTAAAGTAATTTCATGAATTTGCATCGGTTTTTCTCACGGTTCTTGTAAATTTGCCCGGATCACGTAACTTAATAGCATTGATCAATTTACGGGTGAGATTCTCAGCTTGCTCAGGTGTATAATTTTCGTCAATTTGCTCCAATAAACGAATAGCACTTGTGATAATGTTAGAAGCACGAGTCTCGATTACATGACGTTGATCACGCTCGATATACATAGCATCTAATTCTTCTAATAGACTACGGGTTTTCTTTTGCATTTTAGACAGAACCTTTTTATTATTTAGCGGCTCTAATAGTTTTAATTTCTTAAAATCGGTTGTCAAAATTGCAAATATATTGCTGTATTATTTGGTATAATTGACCGGTATTAGAAGGATAATCATTTTTGTCAAATAACACACCATCGCAAATGCCTATTGATTCGGTTAAACAATAATTTAACAGGGCTTGCATCCAGGTATCGGCGGTAAAATCATAATTTTCGTTGGCTAATGCTCGTGTTATTAAATCTTGTGAAGTATTATAATACTGCCAACCCTGATTCCTCCGCATAAATTCCTGCCATGTCAAGGCTAAACTATCATCTGGATTAAATGTGTGTTCTAAAAAGTGAGCTAATTTTTTTAATTCTGCATAAAAATTATATAGGTTAAACAAACTACTCATTGGAAATCTATAAGCAGGTCGATCATTCCAGCGCCAATTATTGGGACGCGGATATCCGTTGTCCATTAATTTAGAGTAATAATCAAGTCTTAAATGACTAGTGGTGTTTCTTACTGCTTCTGGAATGTTTGTTATCTTTTTCTCAATGGGAATATCACCGGCTCGAAACATAATGTTTATTTGATAAATGATATTTTCCATTTGAGAATCTACGGTTATTCTAACAACTTGAGTAGGGTCCTGCCAGGGCACTACATCAAACTCTGTATAGTGCCTGGCATAGACTACACGATTGGAATTATAGTTTTTGTCGTCTCTTGTTCCGTGACTTGCACCAGTTTCAATAAAAATATTCTTTACTTTAGGCCCTTTAAAAATGTAAGTGTTGATAACATATTCTAAAAAGTGCCCATGACTACCACTATAAAAATCTAATAGAATCATTGGTAAATTCCCAGACCCGTTCTTTCAGGAAAATAATTTAAACAAGGACCTTCACGATGTATGTCTGTAGTTAAACAGTGCAACCCACCGTCCCAAAATCCGCGACATCTAAAATCAACTATGTGAACTGCAAACCCCATACTTTCTAGTTGTCTACAAGCACGGTCATCTTCGGTGATACAAAAAATATTTTTGTCATCTACCACTAGCATGTTGACTTCAAACACAGTTTCTTGGCTATTACCTATCCAGCTTTGTGCATATTTTATAATAGAGTCATTGTAAATTTGTAAATCTGCGCCTGGAACCCACCAATTACCATTGGATCCATTCTGTTGAAATTTTCTTTCTTTTGTTGTATCAGCAAGATAAAACACCTGCCAGCTGGGAAAAGTATCTGCGTAATTTTTTCTATAGTGAGTGCTGAAAATATTCCCTGGGCTGACTGGGCAAAATATTCCATCATTGTGCTCGCCTGTGTGCGTTATATGAACACGATATTGCTGGGCTAATTCTTTAGCCGCTGTTTCAAAATAACAATAGCCCGGGGTGTCTATGGCCGAGTCAATATAAATGTCTTGTCCAATTCTAACTGTGCTAGGAAAAGGAACATAGCACATAGGATCTGGAATAGATCTATCTAAAACTTTTACCTGTTGGTGTTCAGATTGATATTCAGCAATAGTTGATTCGAATCCAGTATGGCCGTTTTGATATGGTGGTATTATGTACAAAGTATCGCCTAGCGTCATTGCCCAATCTCTAGGAGTAATAGGAGGCTTACAAAGATTGCCGTGCTGATCAATAAATTTAGATCTGTCATCAAACACCGGTCGTCTTACTGTAATACCTAAGTCTCGTAAACCGTTTTCAAAAACTTTAAGATCATGCTTGGTCATTTCTGTAATTAGCCCAAATAAATCTTGTGCTTGACTGTCAAAATTTTCATACCATTTGTCTGGATAGCAATCGCCTAGCCAAACTTCTCTCAACGGTTGAAATCCTGTGTGACTACTGATCATGACTGTTTAATTTGCCCTAGCAATGCTTTAAGTTTATTGCTTTGTAGTTCGGCTGTAACAGGTGCAGAGTTTTCTGATTCTGTGTTATTTGTTAGCATTGTACTCTTGGCTTTGATTGTGTCTAATAAGTTACCTCGGCCATATGAGTTGACTGGAGCTGCATCTTCGCCTGGATCTGTAATACGCATAGTTTCAATGTTGTAGTCTAAGTCAATCTTTTGCCCTACACCTGTACTACTACGCGACTTCATACACTGAATTTGATATTTGCCACGCTCACGCATAGCACGACTTGTAAAAATACCAAACACGTTATCCGCTGTGTTAATCTTGCTGATACCACCCGAAATATGACTGTGGTCAAACTCAACTTCTTCCACAGCACTACGATTCAACTGCGAAGCTGTTACAAATAGTACATTTAACTCTTTAGCCAGGTTACGCAACTCTTCCGAAACATACTTGTCCTTAACAAACAGGTCATTTGGACTGACTTTAGCACTAACCGGCATCAACAAGTCCAGGTAGTCACACATAATAAAGTCTACCTTGAGTCCAGTTTGAACTTGCACTTCTTTAATATATGCACGAATGTCGTTAATGTTACTTTGTGCCGGTAGTGCCTTAATGCGATACTGTCCAGCTTTTTTACTAACTAACTTAACTTTAAGTTCAGCTTGATTAACGTCTTTGCGAATTTCTTTTGTCGACATTCCAGCTAACATGGCATCGGTTCTTAGCGCACACAGTTCTTCACTAAGTTCTAAACTAATATACACACCACTCAGTCCGGCCTGCAACCACGACAGGGCTATGTTCATCATAACGAGACTCTTGCCCGAGCCAGATCCACCAGCAAAGATATTAAGTTCTCCGCGACTAAATCCACCATACAGGATCTTGTCCATTTGTGGCCAGCCTGTACTTACTTGGCCGCCCGAATTAAAGTATTTGTTAATACGCATTTTAGGATCGTCAAAATAGTCTGTGCCCATGTCTTTAGTTAAACTAATTTGTACTGCATCCTTGATTAATTTTTCTACAGGATCATACTCGCCCTTTTCCAACAAGTCTGCTGATTTTAAGATTGCACGTTCTAGTTCTTGTCTGCGAGTAAATGCTTCAAACTCACTCATGAACCATTC